TAAGGCTATTCGTAAGGATCTGGAAGAAGTAGCTAAGCGTCATACTGATCAATGGGCACGTAAAGAAATGTGGAAACAATTCTATGCACTGGAAAGAAGATTTGCCTGGACTAAATACAATTACTGTGTCACTGCTCATAAATCTCAAGGCAGTACCTATCACTATGCTATTAGTATGGAATGGGATATTGATGAGAACTGGTCCTTTGAAGAACGTAACCGTATTAAGTATGTAGCTGCTACCCGATCTGCTAAGAAATTATTCGTTATAAAATAATATCATGGCAATAGAAATGCTCACAGAAGAAACCATGCAACAACTACTTCCTCTTTCACCAAACGATAGAAAAGGATTTGTACAAAACTTTGCAATCACTGCATGGGAGAAAAATAATCATCGTGGTACTATTGAAGCAGCTACAGGTATCGGTAAAACAAAAATAGGCGTAATTGCTATAGCGGATCAGTTCAAAAGGGACTTTGATTCGTTAGTTTATGTGGTTGTGCCTACTAAAACATTAAGAGATGTTGATTGGCCGGATGAGTTCAGGAAATGGGGATATGAAGACATACTACCAAAAGTAAACTTCGTATTATATACTTCTCTGCATAAGCTGAAGCCGCCTAAAGATGTAGATTTAATGGTAATGGATGAAATCCATCATTATACACTTAATAGCAGCTTTTTTCACCAAACAGAGAAAGTATACCATATTCTTGGACTTACTGCCTTATTGCCAAAAGCTGAGAAAAGCGAAGAAACGGGAATCAAAGTAGCTTTGATAAACTCAGTAGCCCCCACCTGTTTTAAGGTATCATTGGAAGATGCTATTAAATTAGAGTTGGTAGCAGATTTTGAGGTCAAAGTAATCAAGTTTAAACTGGATGCTAAGACTAAGAATATCAAAGCCGGTAGTGTTACCAAACCATTTATGAGCACTGAGTTAGAATATTATAAGTACCTAACGAAGATGATACAGAAGATGGTTATACAGAAAAAAGAAGGAGCTAAGTTTGCATACCTGGGTAAACGTACACAATTCATCAATAATCTACCAACTAAAAGACGTGTTGCTGCAGAAGCAATGCAAGGTCTACTTAAGAATGGTAAACGCACACTTATTTTCTGTGGTAGTATAGAGCAGGCAGAAGCTCTCTGTCCCGGCCAAACTTATCATTCAAAAACAGATGATAGTAAGCTCATAGCTTTCCAGAATAAAGAGATTAATTACTTAGGTGTAGTGAAATCTATGAATGAAGGAAAGAATATTGATGACCTAGAGCAAATATTAATAGTACAACTCAATTCCAATGAATTGGATGTAACACAACGCATAGGTAGAACTATTCGTTTCCGTCCGGGGCATAAGGGTTTAGTTGGAGTATTAGTAGCTGAAGATACATCGGATGAAAAGTGGTATGAATCAGCATTCGGTGGATTTAATCAAAGCAGGATTAAAACTTATACTCTATGAAACGTAGGATTCCCACTGAAGAAGAGGCTCAAAAGGTTGTGAAAGAGTATGAAACTAAAGATGCTTTTTTAGATGGTACAATTGTTTATAATGACGGCAATACTGTTTCACAACATTTAGCAGAAATAGAAGAAGCTGAACAATATTACTCATACTGTAAATTTATAGTAAATGGACCTGACCCAAGTGATTGAGTTTTTAAGAGATAATGGTTACATAAAAACCACTAATGGTAAGTTAGTCTTTACTAAGAAATTTCATGAAGACCATGCTACACAGCGAGGAGTTATTAATACAGGTAGTCCCAACGCATTAGTAATTATATCACCAGGAGTTGATAGCGATTTGTTTATACGATTCATACTAGATTCTAAAGTACCATCCCGTTTAGAAACTAAGACTGGTCCATACTTTGCTAATAAATATAGTACTGATGCGGCTAAGGAGTTTAGTAAAATACTAACAAAAGGTTATAATTATGAACTCCTTGTAAAGAGTACTATGCTCTATTACAAAAGTGGTGTAGGTTATAAGAAGGCTATTAGTAATTACATTCTGCAGGGAGACTGGCTTACCGGGTATGAGGAATTAAAAGCTGCTGCTGATACTGGTGAAAACGAATTGAAAGAGCATATCAAACAAACACTGGATAATGGAGAACATAACAACTTTACCTTTGGATGAGAGTGAAAAAGAATGGCAGTCTTCATTAGAGCAGGAAGCACCGGAAGGTATAGATCCAGCTTTATGGAAACAATGGGGTGATTGGGAAAATCTTCCATCCAATGAATTTCTCCATATGTACAAGGAAGGATTGAAGGGACACAATGTTGGATTCGGTAATGGTTTAATTGCTTTAAATAAATATATCTATGGCACCCACCGCGCACGATATTATCTGGAAGGAGCTGATTCAGGAGTTGGAAAGACAACTATCTCTGATTTCAAATATATCCTTAAAGGATACGAGGAATCCATCCGTCTTAATAGACCGTTTAGAGTGTTCTATTGTTCTTTTGAGATTGGTAAACCCGATAAGATTGCCAGATGGATCAGCTACTACGTCTTTGTTAAATTTAAGGTAAGACTCCCTAGTGATTATATTATGGGAAGAATTGAAGGTATGACTGTAACAAAAGAACATGATAAAATGATTCTTTTTGCTTATCAGCAGGTGTTAAAAATGATGGAATGTATTATCTTTGTAGACCACATGGTACATCCAACCAGAATCTTTGAGGACATCATTACTTTTCACTATGAAAAAGAAGGAAAGGTAGAACGGTTACCGGTTTCAAAGGAAGATGAAAAGAAGGGAAAGAAAGGATTTATTACAGGATTTAAACCAAGGAATAATAGAGCAATCACTATATTAATGATTGATCACCTTGCACTTGCCGCACACGAAACAGGACTGGATACTAAAGGGACAATGGATAAATTATCCAAGTATGCAGTTGTATTAAGAAATTTATTTGGTACTACTATCGTCGCTATACAACAGTTTTCTACAGATATGATGACAGCTAATAGAACAATGCAGATCAAAAAAACTGAAGCCTCACTATCTCCTAGTCGATTAGATTTTGGAGATAGTAAAGCTACATACAGAGATGCAGATGTTGTATTTGGTTACATCAGACCAGCTGCACATTTAGATAACTTTCATGGATTTAATCTATCCAAATTTGGAGGATTAGGAGATTGTATGATAGTCAATTATTTATTGAAAAATAGATATGGGCCATCAAATAAAATATTTCCATTGTTCCTGGATGGTTGCTCAGGATATGTATATGATCTACCATCTGATCCAAAGAATAGCGATATGCAACCATGGTACAATCAAGCAACTGAAATTGAAAAATTATGCCAGATATTTTGCCCACGAGTAGGATGAAACCTACTAAAATTAATCCAAAGATTCTTGTACTTTATGGTATGCCAAAAGTCGGTAAGACTAGGGAAGTTTCAAGACTCAATAGTTGTTTAATTGCAGATACTGAGAAAGGAGCAGAAGCAAGTGAAAGTATACGTGTTCCTATTAACTCTATACACGGCCCAATTATTAGAGATAAAAGTGGTGCTATAACAGGTATGGGTATAGTAACATTATATAATGAAATTATCGCTATTGGACAGGATCAGGCATCTAAAGGTCAAACAGTTACTTTTCCCTACAAATTTATCGCACTTGATACGTTGGATAAACTTGAAGATTATTGTGAGATAGAAGCTACTGTTCGATATAAGGAAAGTACTATAGGAAAAACCTTTACAGGTGATTCTGTATTAGACTTACCCCAAGGTGCCGGATATTACCATGTCAGAAAAGTAATGTTAGAGATGATAGAAATGATGAGTAGAGTATGTAAATACATTATTCTCATTACTCACATTAAAGAAAAGCTCCTTGATAAAGGTGGCGTTAATGTATCATCTACTGATATTTCTCTAACGGGCAAGTTGAGTTCAATGGTATGTGCAAAAGCAGATGCTATTGGATATATGTACCGTAATACTAAAAAAGAATTAATGGTGTCCTTTGAAACGAATGAGAATGCAACTATGGGTTCCAGGTTTCCGAGACTGGCCGGACTGCGTATTCCGTTTGATTGGACTAAAATATATATTGAAGAACCGGATCTGGTAGTACCCGACGAAGTATAATTACTATCACCGTGACGTTACAAATCTAAATGAAACCCTCCTATTTTAAAAAACGTACAAAATTACATTATGAGCGCATTACAATTTTTAAAGAATGCTAAGTTAGAAGAAGTATCAGTTAAGCCAAGAGCCGCTGGTGGTCGTAGCAAACAATGGAATCCTAATCCTACATCCCTGGCTATTCGCCTGTGGAAAGATGGTAGTGTATTCCCTAGTCAGGCACTGGTAGATCAATTCGATCTTGAATACAAAATTGCTACGATTACAAAAGTTGCTCTTCCATTAAAGGAGGGTCAGACTGAAGAAGATCAGAAGTTTAAGAATGAATATTACTACGTATCTGGTCCCGGAAATGGATTCGATGTTATAGACAGTCGCCGGTGGCCTAGCTACAAAGCTGATGGGGATACTCTCTTTATTTCACCTGTACAGAAAGACCAGGCTAAAGTTGATCTGTTCTCCAGCGTTGGTTATAATGAAGAAGATGGTACACCTAAGAACAGTGTAATGGAACAGGGTGCTAATTCTTTCGGTAAATCTACTTTATTGGATGCAGTAAAGGAGATCTATGGTATTGAACTGACTGCTGAAAGAGAATATGTTGATCTGCTGGTAGTTGAAAAACTTGAAGATTTCAATATCGTTGAAACATTCAGTAAGGAAGTAACCTTCTTACCTAAAGTAATCGTACGCGGTGAAGAAAAAGGTAAAGCTGATATGCAGCGTCGTGAAAAAGCTAAGATCTATCTGTTTGCTCCTGCTTCTGCGCTTGGTGTAGAAGAAACCTCTGATGAAAAACCTGAAGACCAGGAAAATGAAGAAGAGAATCGTAATGATTCAATTCCTCGTGGATAAGGAGTGATAGCCCTACGGGGCTACTCTTTCTATTTCACTATACCCATAAATTCGCATTTTCAAAATTCAAACTAATATATTATGATCGGTGTTGGAATCTCACAGAATGTTTACCTGTCTTCAGTAACTATGGATGATAAAGGTGTGTTGGATATTACTTTTAAAGAAAATACTCCGGAAGCCAAAATGAATGTTTTTGAAGCTATGCAATCTGGTGAGGCAATTGATACTTCTGCTTTCGAGAAAACTGTTAAGCTGTTTGCTCCCATGGAGCCATTTGAAAAGGATAGTAAAGGTAATCCGGTAACCCAGGAGAAAAGAGCCGGTGCTATGCAACGTGAATTAACTGAAAGACAACAGGTATTAATTCATTTGCTGAAAGGATATACTACCAGTGATGCTTATACTCGTATTGGTAAGGAATCATTTTCCGGACTGGATATCAATAAGGACAATTACGAATCAGAAATTCTGAAGAAAGAAGTATTTATCCAGGTACATAAAAACAGATGTCGTGTATTCATCGAAGAGATTACTCCCTTCCTGAATGATGATACACTGTTATTTCGTTTACTCCTGGTAAGACAGGATAAGGATAAACATTTCGCTACTTTCCGTAAAAAGAATGTAGAGGATAATCCTTTCTGGGAACCAATGGATATACCTGCTGAAGCCAGTAAAGTTAAATTCACTCCACAGGAAATCAAGGATGGTCTGAATGATGGTACTCCATCTCAGCGTTCTGAAGCCGCAGATAAGAAACCAGCTGGTGATAAACCTGCCGGAACTACCAATGCAGCTACGATATTTGGATAATTAAATCAATACTATGCAAGGGGAATACCTTCTCTATGCAGAGAAAGAGATACTAGAGCGCGTCGATGAGTACGCGCTCTATTGTCATTACCTAAATTATACTATACTTATCGGAGGCACATACTCATCCCCTATACGTGAATCAAAAAATGCCAACGACGACATTAAACCATCCTTTGGAATCTACGAAAGAAAATACGGAATAGGGCACCACGAATTCATGTGGAAAGATGGTGCGTTAGGATTACATGGAGATATATTCGATCTGGTAAGTATTTTATTTAAGTACCAAAGCCGTAAGAAAGCCATGTTCAAGATAATGGCTGATTTCGGGATAGGAGGAGATCCAGATGGGGAAGTTGTGAAAATAAAAGAGGTGATGAATCGGCATTATAAAGATATGCCGGATATAGCTATCACTTCAAGACCTATGCAAGTCAGAGATGAATCATTCTGGCAACGTTTCCATATAGATCAACCGATACTCGACTACTATAATGCAACTGCATTTAAACAATTCTGGACATATCCAGATCAAAAATTACCATATTATACTAAAGGATTAGGATATGCTTATCGTATTTGGGATAAGTATCAATTATATTTCCCAAGTGGTGCATATAAGTTTAAATTCCTAAGTGGATTAGATGAACTCTGTGTGTTGGGATATTTGCAACTACGATACAACAGCGATCTGTGTATCATAACCAAATCGATGAAGGATGTAATGTGCCTGAGATCATTTGGATATGAAGCAGTATCCCCACGTAGCGAAAATATTATGCTACCACCAGAATGTATCGCTAAATTAAAGCGATCTTATAAGAGAATCTTAGTTTTATTTGATAACGATATGAAGCATAATGGAGCACTCTATGAATTTGACAAAATCTATGTACCACGGATAACAGAGAAAGATAAAGATGTCTCTGATTTTTGTGATAATCATGGATACAATGAATGCTCACAAATGCTTTATACAATAACACAAGCAGCATGACAATACAGCAATTAATTGATAAATGTAATTCAATAGGTATACCACTTGACTGGGAACTAAAGCTAAGTTTACCTAATGAATATTTTGATTTAAAAGGCATCAGCGTGATAGGGCAAAATGAAGTACAGCTTATTTTCGAGGATCAGCAGAGAATAACTTCTTTGAATGAAAATCCAGATGAATACGAAATTACAATACCATATTAATATACAAGCGGCATGAATAGCAACAATCCAATATTTAAGAAATGTTTAGACATGATGCATGATAGCGAAACAGCATTGTGTACTCTTGTTGCCGTTGCAGACGGTATAGAAAATAAACTTACTGAATTAGGGGTATACGATGAATACTTCCAAAAGAAAGTAGTAACAATACATGATAGAGTTAAAGCAATCAGAGAAAAGCAGAATACTTATTACGAATTCATTAAAGAAACACTACCAAAATAATAAGAACAATAGTATGGATATAGGGTAGTTTTTAACTTATAAATCCATTTGTATGAACCTAGAACAATTATATTCTAGTTATAAGAATGATCTCCTTTCCTTTGCTAACCATATAACTAATGACAGGCAATTAGCAGAAGAAATAGTTGATGATGTATTTATATCTATCTGGAAAAAGAATCCAAAGGTAGAAAATTACAAGGCATATTTATATAGAGCTGTTAAATTATGCTGTTATTCTTATCTTAGAAGTGCGGGTAGAAAAAGAGTAAAATATATAGAAGATATACCTGCTAGTATAGAATGCGAATATACAGTTTATGATGAAACACCTGCATTCAATATCTTATGTAAAGTATGCACTCTTACACCTGGAGTAGCGAGAGATATTTATCTTCATTACATTGCTGGCGTACCTGCTCCTATCATTGCACAGAGAACAAATAGAGGCAGACAAAGTGTACAAAATAATTTGTACCGAGGCACTCAACTTTTAAAACAACAAAAATGAATATAGTAGACTCTCTAGTTTCTATATGCTTTATTCTTATTCTCATAACAGGTATAATTACATGTGATTTCTTTATTGGTATATTTTATTGCGTAATTACAGATTGGATAAAAAGTAAACTATAAAAATATTGTATGAGATTGCCATATAAAAAGCTCAGCTTATCTGAGTTTGAGAAAACTCTTACTGAAAGATACAGAGGCAAGCTATGTTCTTTCACTTATCCTGGCTATGATATTGTATATGGTATCTGTGATAATATCTCTATCGATATGTCTAAATTACCTGCACAGGAAATAGTAATTATACTGGGAAGATCTGATGGCTTGTATCGTTACACTTGTAGCGTAGAAACATTAACTGAATGTTTAAAAATACTTAAATCATGAAATACTTTGCTAAATATCTACCTGTGGAAGGAGGTTACGAAGATGGAGATTTAGTTATAGATTTATATCATCCCGAACCATCTATCCACGAAGCTGAATCATCATGTAAACAGAACGAAGGGGAATTATGTACGAAAGTTAAACTCTTCCTCTGTTCCAGAGATGTACAATTTAATGATAATGCCTATTCCCCTAGAAATGGATTCTATAAATTTGGTTATCATGAGAATTCATATAGGAATGAATCTATAAAAATAATAGGACCAATATCTCTTACTGCTATATGGGTTAAGGAGGGAGCCGAATTTGAAGAAGAAGACTGGTGCGTGTTAATGACTACAGCTTCTAAGAAAATTGGAGTTATACAAGTTGAAAAGCATAATATAGATAGGTTTAAAAACTTAGCAGTAAAAACATTTATAGGCATTAAATGTCCAACATGTAATACATTCCACTAAAATATTACCTTATGGAAGTGAAAAAATATAAGAAGAAGCATAGGCCCGAATTCGAGGCAATACGCTGGACTGGCAAAATGGAAGATTTGGATTGGGTACTAGATTGGGTAGGTCCAACAGCATCATATCGTGGTAATAAACTTATTATGATTACTCGTGCCAATGGAGAACAATTATTTGGAGAACAATTATTTGCTCGTGAAGCTTGGTATATAGTAGACGAGAATGGAGTAATTAATACTTACGATCCTGAAACATTTAATAGAATATTTGAATCAAAAGAATAGTAATAAAACCATTAATATTATGCTAAGATGGTTAAGAAGACAATACTATAAGTTGTTTTTCTATGAAAGTTTAGAAGCTAATCGTCTATACGGAAAGTTCCGTGTAATTTACCCTGATGGTAAACGTAGTCAACCATTTAGTTATGATATAGCACAAACCTATGCTAGTATATTTGGGGGTAAAGTAATCGACAATTTTTAAAATTATATAATGGCAATACACAATGAACAAGTCAGACAAATGGGGGCCGGTCAGGCAAAGACCATTAACGCAGGAGCCATGGGGATGGTACTTGATACCCTTCAAAGATATCAGTATATTTATCCGGTTCAATCTACCATTCGTGAGATTGCTTCAAATGCAGTTGACTCCATCAGAGAGAAAAATGTTGCAAAACAAATCTTATCCGGAACTGCTAAAGTGGAAGATTTCTTCGTTGAACGAGAAGGAGAACAATATACTGATTCTCATTTTGATCCTACTTACTACTCTCTCGATTGCCTTAGTAATAATGATACAGTAATTATCCACTACATTTCTGGCGGCTCAACTGCTGCTGATAAAGTAGTAATATCCGATAGTGGAGTAGGATTAGGTGATCGTAGATTAGAGGGTTACTTTGAGATGGGTTATAGTACTAAACGTTTATCCAAATTACCATTAGGTAAATGGGGTATTGGTGCTAAAAGCCCACTCTCTGTAGGAGTAGATTATTATACAATTGAAAGTGTACATAATGGTAAACGCTATAGGTTTAATATCTATGCTCATTCTTATGATAGCATTATTCCCCAGTACAATCTTGAATCTGGCAACGAAAATAATGCTATCATTTTTGCTTTGGGCACTGACCATGAATACAAGGTATACTACGAAGAGACTGAGGCCAAAAATGGGGTTACTATTACTATTGGCGCTAAAAAACATCATAAGAAACAATACTTAGATGCTGTTCGTAGTCAATTATTATACTTTAGCGGTATACAATTCCTGATAACAGATGAAGATGGTATTACTCATGAAGAAAATTACCGTGCAAAAATCCTCTATGAAGATGAGTACATTATTCTCTCTGATAATAATTACTATACTAAACCCCATCTACTTCTCAATGGAGTTAATTATGGTTACATCAATTGGGAGGAATTAGAATTACAAGATCGTACTGGAAATATTGGTATTAAAGTAGCACCGGAAGATATCGAAGTAACTCCATCACGTGAGAGTGTTATATGGAGTGAAAAGACAAAGATGATGGTCAATCAAAGATTCCTTGATGTTCAGGAAATAGCTTCCAAAGCTATCCAGGAAGAATTGAAAGAGACTGATTTCTGGAAATGGGTAAAAACTTGCTTTAGTATCGGTACACGTTATTCACATAATGGTAATGATGTAATTAGTCGATTGTCTAGGATCGTTGATATCAATACTATACAACCAAAATATCTTCCTGATCCACGTATCAAATTTACTCCAATGGGTATTTTTGATGCACTCACTGTAAGATTCGTATGCCTTAGACAAACACTTCGACAAAACAAACAAGTTATAGTAGTAGATAGGGGCAGTGTTAAGAGTATTGGTAGTTATATAGGTAGTCCTGTATTTTATATTCCAAGAGGAGAGTCATATAATAATCGTAGAGATAAATTCTTACTTAAAGAACTTGGAGAAAATGGTTTTATTACCATACATGAGCCAACTACTATTGAGCATATGCGATCTGCTAATTTTAGTGAAGAAGAGATTGCAAAAAGAGAAGAATATCTGGCAAAAGAAAGTGGTGTAAGTCCTACGGTATTGTATGATTTAATGGTAGCTAGTGAAGGTGTAATGGATTATACTAAGGTTGAAGTACCTGAAGATTTTAAAGCAACTGATCTGGATGAGGTAGAAAAAGAAGAGGAAAAGAAAACTGAAGAAGAAAAAGTAGAGGCTAAGGTTACTACAATAACTGCAGCAGAAAGAAGAAAGTCAGAAGGGAAAATAATTATCTATACGCCCAGGCTATTGGGTAGAGCACAAATGCATACCTGGACTACTGAGGAAAAAGATGAGAATGGATATCCTTACACAAAAACCTATCATGAGGAACGACTTTCTGTTTCACAAAAACTTGAACAAAAGATTTCAGAAATCAATAATTGGGAAGAAGAAGAAATCTATTATGGTACTGAAGCTGATGATGAGGTAATACATTTAGTTGCTGCTATTACTCGTGATCGCAATTTCAGAAATGATATGGTGAATCATGCAGTACGTACTGTAGCTAGTACAGTTAATTTTTACACTGTTAGAAATGGGTCTGAAACAAAGAAAATAGAAGGATGGACTGATAAGAAATGGTATCGACTTAATAAAGAAAAATTGTATTCTAATTTTGGTATTTCTACTCTTATAGATATAAGTACTATTTATCAGGCAGAGACTGCAGCATATAATTGCCAACACTTCTTCGATAATAGAGAAATCAAATTAGTCAAAGTAGCTCAGGCTAATGTAAAGTATGTACGTGATTTCAAACACATCCAGGAATTTTTTATCTCAATCCGCAACCATACAATTTCAATGAGTAACTTATTAGTAAAATGGAATACAGCTCGTCTAATTAAAGAAAGTTTACATAAAGTAGCTTTCTTATATAATTATGAGCAATTCAATACTGAGTATGCAGATAAGTATGAAAAACTAAAGCAATATATAGCAACTCATTATAATGAAATCAAAGAACAATCTGGTAATAATTACTATGGTTTGAACAAGGGAACTTATAATGATCTTATATCCCATTTGGATAATGTCTATAAGTTTCAGAAATTCGTAATGGACAATTCGGAAGATAAAGCAACTATTGCTGCATTGGCTGAAGATCTATTTGGTAATAATCAATTACAAAATGGTATGGCTGTAGAACCTGAAATTGTAGACATTCTTAGCGATGTATTAGAATACGGTAATGCTGTTGGAGATCTTCTTAATTGGATGCCACGACTTACCGGGCTTGTTGAATATGAATGGAATTATTCTCCTACTACAGTACGCATGCCTAAAATACCTGTTTTACCTCATATAGAACATGAAATAAAACTGTATTTAGAATCTAAAGGAGTACTTGATTATGGAACACAAACAAATAATATCGAAGTGCAAACGCCTAATCAGAACGATAGAGTATATTTATCGGCTCCAGAACCACTTGAATTTGCTGGACAAGATGGGAGAGATTCCATTTAATGAAACTATTGCCGATCTTTGTGATCGAATAGCCACCAAGGAAGTAGAAGTAAAAGAACTAATTGAACAATTAAACCAATATAAATGATAATTGTAAATCGCATCGAAAATCTGATTTCAGGATCAGTAAATGGTAAACCATTTAGTGTTACTTATGATGAACAGAAGTATAACACTATGATGGATCTGCAGAAGAAAGCAGGGCAGGTTACTACTACAGCAGAACTTAAGGCTATAGTAGAAGAATTTAGCCCTCTTACTGTAGAGAGTTACAAAGAAATAGTGGAGACAGCTTCTCCATATTTGTTTGTAAATAAGCACAATAATAAGTACTACCTTAAGTACAATGATACATTGTCCTCTATTCCTCTTCCACAGGAATTAGTTGATCGTGTACTTCAATCTGTAGAGAAGAACATCGACATTACTCCATTGATAAAGTGTTGGGTACGTTTTCTGCGTAATCCTCATTTTTCTGCTAGTAAAGCTGAATTCTTTATTAATTATATCAGTGCTCCATATATTCAGAGGGACTTAGCAAGGGAATTAATGAAGAATGGTGTAAGCGAAGAAATTGCATATGAACGTGCAACAACTACACAAGTAGCTATTACCCAGGAAGGATTATTAGTATGCTACAAAGTGAGCAGAGAAATCACTAAGAAATTCAAATTCGATGATGACGGCGAAACTGTTAAACAGGTTTCCCGGTATGCTAAAACAATAGATGCTGATACCGGCGAAGTTACCGTTTTAGTACCTGAATTTGCTGAAGATCGCTTATTTGAGCCAGCTATTATGGGTCAGACCTATGATGCATTCCTGTGTATTCCTTATGGAATGGATGAAACTTCTCCTGATGCAAAATTAGGTCACTTCATTCGTGTTGGTCACAGTCATGTTCTGGATAGCTGGAATAAAGTAGATACTCGTGATTATACTTCTGGTCAACCTGGATTACACGTTGGCGGATTAAAGTACATACAAGGGTACCAGAATGGACAGGATCGCGTTACCCATAATGTATTAGTAGATCCCATGGATATTGGTGCAATTGTTGGTTTAGGCACTGGTAATGATGGCGCAATGCGTGTACGTCGTTACTTTGTACATTCTACCTTTGAATCTGTAAATAAGAATATTTATCATTCCAGTAAGTATGCTGAACTCAATGATGCTGAATATGCTGTTATGGTGCAGGAAGCTATTGAAAAGGCCAAAATGGATGCTGAAGAAGCACATAAATTATTAGACGAAAAGATCGCACTCTCTAAATAGCTTTTAATGGTTGGTTAATGAAAACAGCCCTGGGATTTCTCCTGGGGCTTTCTTAACTTTAGTACATGGGAAAACAGAAACAAATACCGCAATCATTTAAGGACTGCATCATTACAGCTAGTATTACTGAATTACCCTTAAAAAAAAGAGGCAATAAACGTAATGCTCGTGTAGGTGGAGACTGGGAAAGAGAAAACAGAGATGACTTTCATAAAGTCGGATATCCTCATGTAGTAACTAGTAGAGGTGAAAGTAAATCCAGGGACGGTCAAAAGATTGATTTAATCAATAAGGATGAGAGAGTCAATGGAAGACTACCTTACAATGTACAGTCAAAGAATTCCTGTGCCATAATTAATTATGACAAGATATTTCGTGGAGGTGCAAAGACTGTAAAGATTAAACGTACCGGTGAAAACAAAAAGATAGCAGTACCCGGCATGTCTTGTGTACCTGGAGTTTATAATGTTATTCTTCATAAATATACTAGGAAGGTATTACGTGAAAGAAAAACAGGTGGGCACGAGGAAGTATTCGAGACAGTAGGAAGATATGCTATACTGCCATATGATGACTTCATGTCAATGGCAGATAAACTTAAACGCATGGAGGATAAACTTAACGAACATGGTATCACTTATTGATGCAGATGCAATCATCTACATTATAGCTTTTTCTCCTAACTTCAAAGAAGGGTATAGTGAAAAAGAAATCATAGAGTCTGCGGATAGCATAGTTACAATGATTCTTCATAATACTAATGCTACCGGTTATATTGGTGTATTATCCCCTTCAACTAACTTTCGTTACCGGGAATATAATGTAGCTCCATATAAAGGGCAGCGCCTGGCAAAGGATGAAAGATTCCAGGATATAGAACGTATAGTAAAACTAAGACTTAGTGATAAGTGGAAATTTTATATGGCTATTGATATGGAAGCAGATGATGCTGTTTGTGCATTTGCTGAACTATATAAATCACATGCTATAGAATATACTGTATGCAGTCCTGACAAGGATATGCGACAAATACCAGGTAAACACTATGATTACAAGAAAAATGAACATCTTGAAGTAAGTGATGATCAGGCATTTTATAATCTATGTGTACAACTTCTGATGGGAGACAAGACAGATAATATTCTGGGTCTTCCTGGCATAGGAGAAGTAAAGGCAAGGAAGATATTGGATGCTAATGATTCTTCGATGACTTATCTTATGAGTGTGAAAACATCTTATGTGAAAGCTTTTGGAGAAACACTTGGACCAAATGTTTACCATCAAACAATGGTAGCTGTACGATTACTATGTATTGCTCATCCTCTCTACAATAATTATGTAGAAGTATTAAAGCAGGATATTGCGGATCGTTATATAGAATTTGATGCAGCTGAATTAAATCATAAAGATATAAAACTAGATGCTCTTGGCTGGTAATACACGCTAAACCGAAGGCGTATGTCACAACGATTTATAGAAGAATTAAGAAATGAAAATTTATCTAACCACTTAATTCTTCCATTGTTGAAACTGAATAAGTTTAGCTTCCTGTCTTCTAATCTCATAAACACTTATTTAGAACCTAATGGAAAATACATATTTGTAGTGGTAGTGGATTTAACACTCTTGTCACGGAGGGTATTAAATCTACATCCAAATTGGTCTTTTATATATAAAGGTAAAGATCACTACAAAATATCCTATAGCTTAATTAAATGGCAGAAAGATGTGGAATATTTTATGTCCGGCAATTTTAGTAGAATGAGTGGGTTGGCTAAAGAATATATCAGCCGCTACCGTACACCAAATGCCGACTTCCATTATTTCCAGGGATTGAATAAGGATAGAGAATTAAAAGAGATGTGGGAAAGAGAGATAGGTGATATTCGACTGGATGCTTCGGATGAACTACTCAGCAAACCAGATAAAAGAGCATTTATGACATTAGACGAGTTCTATGAAAAATCAGATAGTCTAATGAAAAAGGGATAGCTTAACGGCTGTCCCTTCTTTTTTGCTTCCGGCCTATGCACGGTCATTGCAATCCCTTAGATACACTAAGCAGTATGGGAATGTGCAAAATTTTAAACTCAGCACCGATACCTATAGCTGGTACAAATTCTTTATTAGTATAGATTAAGGATATAACCGGGCGAAATTTTACTACTGGATCACTGTTCTTTATATTAAAACTCTGTATACCACTAATATGACTATTATTATAGGAAACAATATCGATCATATTCTGCTTTTTATATCTCAGGAATCCTGATTTCTTTACATAATTGGCTATTCCAAGGCTATCCTTAACAGATATTCTCAGTCCTGGAGTGTATTGTAAATTAGCAATAATCCTGTTTGGTTGGCCAGCTACACCTCTTACAGTATCAATATTCACCCTTACGTATCTATCTATTAAACTATCCAGAGAAATTCCTTGCTCAGTATTAAACATCATGAGACTCCGGATATGCTTCTCTTTCACATTTAATTCAGTTGCTTTAGACTTTAGTTCAGTACCCCATACAGTCTTTATTTGATCAAGTGTACCTTCTACCATAAACTTCTCTGCATGTTCACGATCATATCGATCTCTCCAATAATCCGTACTATCTAATTTTATAGATTGCATCTCTCTTATAATAGTATCTTCTTTGCGCTGAGCCTTTTTATAAAAGAAGTGAAAAAGAATGAGGCATAGCAATAGGGTTGCCCCTACAATAGCTATTCTTTCAATTATACCTGGATTTTTCATGTTGTGATTTTAGTAGTAAGATTCTTCTCCTGCAGGAAGCCACTTACCTAATTTACATTTAGAAGAGGGATTAGCACATAATGCAGATAGAGGACATCCACATTCACCACATTTAAAAGTGTTGGCTTTATCATTTATTAACTGAACTATTATCTTGCCGGCACCTGTCATCTGTCTTTTATTGGGGCATGTATCACATATTGCCAGGCGCTTATTCATTAATTCTCTAGTATAAGGACGACCTTTTATGAATTCAGTCCATCCATGGGCGATATCTGTCAACTTATCCATAATACAAATCTACTGAATTCTTTGGATCTGTACCTTATCCCAGGCAGTATCTCTATAAGTTCCACGTTTTTGAATCCAGTACCACCAGGTCCATTTATAAATTCTGATATTTATACTTTTATCCTTATTTATATGCGGTCTTTTCTCAATATCTACGTGTCGTTTCCAATGTTTAATTCTTATTGGTGGAAGAGACTTTTGAACTTCAGTCGCACTATCAAGAAGATTATCCTTGATACTATCTATTTTATTCACTTGCTCCTCGATCATTGCACTTACTTTCTCTTTCACTAAACGCTTGAGCATCATTGTATCTATACCTTCAGGAGGTACAGTATCAACTACAACCTGGATTGTATCCTGTTTAATTTTATCAGCACTGGAAGCTGAGCCGGTAAGTAGTGTAGTTATGGACAACATGCCTATGATAAGCAATCCATATAAGTATTGAATGGTCATGGTTGTGCTATTATGGTTTTAAGACTATCAGCTGTATTTTTAAATTCGGCCACTTTTGGATCAAACTTTTCCTGCTTTTCTTCCTGTACTGCTTTATCTATAAATTTTCCTGCCCATACGTTAGTTTGATCCTGTAACTTATCTATCCTTTTATTTGCGTTAGAAAGCCATACTTGCTGCATACCTATTATACCAAGTAGTATGCCTACTATCCCCAACCTTGTCCAAGTATTCCACGGTACGGGTATTTCTATTTTAGCGGCCATTTTGTATCCGGGTTTTAGGAGTAAGTAAAAACGTGCAATGATAAAGATACCATGCACGCTTGATCTAACCAAATGATCTATACAGCTTTTATACTATATACCAGTTATTAGAGTAAGATGTAATTCTAATATGATCTAAATAAGTAGATATTACTTTAGTTCCTGCTCCTTCTATTAGTTCAGATCCAAAAGGAGTAAGCGTTATAGTATTAGCATTATTACTTATCTTTTTAAAATAGTACTCTATACCATCTGTTGTAGTAGCTGTAGGCAAAGTAAGTACTATATCTGCAGTATTACTTACCATTACAGTATGATCACTTGCTGATACTGCTCCTGCTACTGTTATTAAACTGACTTTATGAATTACTCTTCCGCCTAATACACTGGTATTAGCTACCCCAAGAGAACCCACATTTACTATATTAGTGGTAGTATTACCGGCAGTTGTGACATCAGTTAATGTAGGAGTACTGCTAGCCGCTAATTTTCTGGCTACTACATAATAATTAGTGCCATCTGATTGTATAAGTACACTATCATTTTGATTACTTAAAACGATATTAGTTCCTTGTTCTCCAGCTGTAATGGTAACAGTAAATGCATTATTTAATCCTTTCTTTATCCAGTATGTCCTATTTATAGCAGACGCTGCTGACGGTAAAGTAATAATTGCTGCAGCAATATTATTCATTATAATACCCCAATCAGTACCAGTAATAGTATAACTAGCTGTTTTACTTTGTATATTAAATTTCCCATTTTGGGAAGGTAACAGCATTGTATTTGCATCCAAACTAGCTATTCCCGATGCTACTGCTTTTTGTGAAACAGGAATCGGAGTTTCAGTTACAGTTAGCGTTATGGGTGTAGTGAGCAATGTATAAGAACTAATATCTGTTTCCAGTGAAGTAGTCCACCCAGTATCCCATGCAGCATTGTTACCAGCATTAGATGTCATTATGTCTTCAACATACACCTTTGGATTATTCCATACAGTAGTTACATCTCCTAAGAGTATACAAGCCTTTGTACCATCATTAGCTAATCTAACCAGACTTCCAAATGCATTATTACCTATGACTGATGCAGAGTAACCTCTCCAGGAAATAGCTGAAGCAACATTCCATCCTGACAATTGTACAGTAGAATGATAACCCAGTGTAGTTCCAGAATAACTAAATACTCTGATGCGAGGTATCATCATCGTATTATTGAAGCCAAAAGGCATTGTAATCTTTATAACTCCCGTAACAGCGGTATTAGAATTATAGAATGCTCCTTTTGGGTTACTTATATGTTTTAATCCGTTAGTAGCAGCATCATAGTCTATTTCGAGTGCATCAAGAGTTTTATTGCCATTAGTAGTTATACCTTGTAATGTAGAACCTGCAAGATTTGCTTTCCAGCCTGTATTACTAGTACCAGTTACTTTAGTGTATACTGTTCCAGTAGCCGGATATTCTGCAGTGCTGCCTGGAGGTGATATTATAGCACCTTCTGGAGTAGCAACTAGATCTGTAAATGTAGCTGGATCCAGATGATTAACATATTGCGCTGTTGCAGCCCTGGAAAAATCATTCTTACCAAATACTGCTCTATTATTTGTTATACTATTGGATCTAAATCCATAGGCATTAATTGTACCACTAGATACAGTTTTATCTCCTCTTACTAAACTATTACCAGATATATATGCACTATTACTATCTGAAGAAGTCATTAATATTGCAGCGGTATTTATACTACCCTCTGCAAATACATCCTCTATTATATTACCGGTGATATTTGCCCAAGTATTATTACGTAACATATAAATACCTCCATTCAATGGTCGATATATATTATTACTAGAAACTACTAGGGATTTTGTAGTTCTTAAATAAATACCACCGCCACGTAAAGAGTTTCCGGTAATAGATCCGGTTGCATATATTACGGGAGAGTCTGAGCCAGTAAAGTAGATTGAATAACGATTAGCGTCATCAGGTAAACCTAAACTATCAACTATATTACCAGTAGCAGTTACATTTTTTGGTGATACTGGTTCTGGCCCATCAGCATCTACAATAGATATTCCACGTAGACAATCAACTACTGTATTACCAATGAAAGTACAATTTTCAGCTCCATGGGTATCCAATCCTTCCCAAGTAGGGACGTAGTTTACATTGTTACCAATTACTGTAATTCTTTTACATACAGAATCTCCTATTGCCAAGTTATCCTTGGTTAAAGCAATACCATAAGCATTACCACCACTAGGAGCAGCAGTACCATGTATATTCTTTATATTATTATCAGAGATATGGCCATCTTCACAAGATAGTAGTAGCATACCAGCATAAGGTATATTACTGATGTTACATTGTGAAATAGAGAAGTTTCGTACATATCGGAATCGAATAGCTGTAGAGGAAAAGTTTTTAATTGTACATCTGGTAATACTTATGTTATCAAAGTAAGAAGAGGTAGTAGAGCCAGTTATAAGTATACCATGCGAGGTACTAATATAAGTAGTCCCAGAAGACCCGGTTAAATTCAATAAATCTAATTTAACATTAGATGATTGTATATTAATAGCAGATGTAGAAGTAAAGTTGAAATTAAGGGTACTTTGATTTCCTATTATAGTAACGGGTTTTGTAATAGAGAGCATAGAAGCAACTACATAACTAGTATTTGCTTCTAATGTTATTACCGATCCTGATGGTAATACAGAGAGCATAGTATTTATTTTACTAGCCTGATCTGTTCCATCCCCTTTTATATTGAAGAAAGCTGCAGGTATACCAGTAGGAGGTACATTACGTTTGAATCTACCTGTGGATACTCCAGGTACTGCGAAAATAGTACCATTGTTAGGCGTTTCTGTAGATGTATTGTCCCAATATAAATCACTACCACCTCCATCTCCGGGAGTACTCCATCCAAGTACTGTGACTTTAGAGGCTGTACCTGGTACCCCTGCCTGGGCTATTGCTTCTGCGATTGTATCGAAGGTTTTTGTAGCGAAATTCTTTGCCATTATGGTAATTTTACAGTTGTGTTATAAGTCAATGTACCTACAGGGCATACATCATAGTTCACATAAAATCTTAAAGAGTCTGCACTTTTGCTGTATATACCCTGAGCAGCAGCACTTATTGGATCAATTATAAATCCCGTAGCTGTTGGATTAAATCCTAATCCATGTAACCAACTAAATTGAGCAGTAAATCCATCACCGGTAGTTGTATATGTACCATCAATGATATCAGAACTGGTAGCACTTACATACAAGCCTAGACCTGTTACTGATAGGGCGTTACCGGCAGTATTATCTATTTTCACTTCTACTTTGAATGGAGTGAAAATATTACCATTACCAGATACTATAGTAGTTAAACTATTATCCAAATCTATTTGCGGAAGTACAAATTCTGAGATACAGTAACTTCCACTGGAACCCAGACAAATAGCAGTATTTACAGGAGTACGTATCATAATTCATTAATTGCATAAGCCAAATAATTGCTCTACTGAATTCAGTAGTTCCTTCATTTGATCTACGGTGAAAAAATTTAATGCATTGTCTGTGTTATCCCAACTTTCAATAGCATATAGTTTTAAGTATAGTAACATTCTTTCACACTGTTTGCAGTCACGCATACTATACAAACTACTATAACCAGCTTCTAAAGCTAATTTACCTAGTACTGCTTGTCCTTTATCTAATACTTTGGTAATCTCTGCACTATCTATATCTCCTAATGTATAGTAAAGAGCAGGGCCAATAACTTGATAATAATTAACCACAGGTTGTACAATTAGTTAGTGAGTAATTAGTTGTTCCACAAATCATTTGAGCAGATGCATGTGCTTCAGAAAAGTTACCACAGTTGAAAGCATATTCTGCATTCAATTTTAGTAACACTTTATCTAATATTTTCCATCCGTTCTCGCAATCTACTCTACGTGATGGTAACTTAGATATCTGATTACCTATTAAGCTTTCCGCACAATTTAATATTAGCGTTCTAACTTCTGCTTGCCAGTAACGCGTAATAGTACTATATACTGATAGAGTTCCCGGTAAAGGTTCAGCTAATAATATAGTTGTTGTTCCTACAGATAGTATTCTCACTGGGTAATCCAGATTCGAGATAGCTAATGCTACTACATTGCTCATTTTAGAACTTAGCAATACATCAGATGTTGTCAGAGTAAGACGATCTGCAGAAACTGTGAAAAGAAAAGAGATGCTCTCACCATATAGGGCTCTTAACCATTGAACTCCATCAGCCAGAGATACGGGAACTGTAATTGAAGTACCCAGAGTGCCAGATACTGCAGTTCCTTTTACGGGTTCCCCTCCATATAATTGACCCTCTCCCCATACTGAGGTAATAGCTGCCTGGTTTGCCGGAGCATTAGTAGCGCCATATCCAGTGGGATTTGTAGGAAAACTACCAGTAATATCTGTAAAGACAAAACTGGTAGCTGCCCGAGGTATATTAGTTATATTAATTATAGGTTGGAAACTCATAGCTTACAATTTGAGTAAAGTTATACATTATTTTGAGATCGCATCCAAATCTCTCTTCAGCATATATTTGGTCTTTGGATAAAGATTAAGTACCGGGAATGCCCTGGTTACTTTCATAATCCACTTATCAAATGGATCTTTTTCTTTGCTGGTATCTCCAAGCATATAATGGGTAGTTGCTTTTAATGCTTTCCAGGCATCAGTTACTACTGCAGTTGCTGGTAATAAATTACCAGTTACTGTATCCAATGTGGATGGGCCGGCATACATCATTAAATCCTGATGATTACGGATAAGCATATTGATAAGCAATTGTCTTTGCATTGCAGAAAGAGTTTTCTTCTTACCTCTCTTCTTATCATCATCGTATATACCTCTCATCATAAGTATAGCTGTAGCAAATAATACTGTCCAGGCTAATCCCGCAAAGTTTTTACGTAGATTCTCTATATCCAATTCAGATATAGGATCTCCTTTTGCATCAACTACTCCATGGAACGGATCTATTTTTACACCTGGTAATTGCGTTAAGAGTTGCTTTACAAGTACACCAGCAGAGGTAAATATTCCTACATCAGTATAGCTTTTAAATCTACCCTTTACACTTCTTCCTAATTCAGCATCAAATCTTTCATCCATAAAGCGGGTAGCAATACCTTCTGGTAACCAACTCATTCTAAACTGACCTATTAATCTCATCCACATATTCTTACGAGCTAATAGTGGGGCATTCTTATCCTGGTTACCAAATACAAGAGTACCCACCTTTCTTATTCTTTCACGATAATTATTCAATTCAGTTTGCTCTGCAGCTTCATCTGAAAGCCATTCAGGACGTACTCCATATTTAGCTTCATTCCATTGTCCGTTAGTATCCATAGCTTCCCATAGTGATATTGTTTTCTTTTCACCGTTTTCTTCTACATCAACTTGTTTCTTCAACATCATTGCTACCATTACAGTGCCTTTGGTAAAGAAGTCACCAGATTTCTGCCAGTTGAAAGGAGCGAGAGCACTCTTCCATCCTTTTGATCTATCCCTCATATTTGTACCACCAATCTGGCTATCCACTACTTCACCTATTATACCCATACGATCCATAAGAGCCAGTATCTTCTTTGCTTCTGAGTTTTCGTATGTTCCAAAGCTATAATATTTAGCCATTGAATTTGACATTAATCCTATTGCACGACGAGCGGTGGCCATATCATAATCTACTCTTCCGCTTGCATGAATAAACATACTTACCAGGCCAAATGTGAAGTTTGAAGCGGCTGAGAATGGATTATATGATAATGCCTTTAACTGATTTACGGATATCAAAAAGTCAGTTCCCTTGGAAGCATAGATATAACGAGCCATGGCGTCATATTCATCTAATTTTCCATTTACATCTACCAATTCAAGATCAAGATCCGGTGTCTGGAAATTTCCTAGGTTCATCTGATCCTCAATCTCTTTTTCTATTTCATTCTTTCTTTTGATTAATGCCTTCACTTCATTCTGTGCTTTGAGCTGCTTAGCAGGATTGGCAGAATAGATCTCTGTGCCTACTTTACCTTGTAACTCTCTTGGCTTCTTATAGATTAATGCATCCTTAAAATAAGCTACACTCTTCTGTAAATTCTCTAATGGCTTACCGCTAGTTTCTTTTCCTACTCTTTGACGATGTACTTCTTTAATAATACTTTCTGCTACATTAATCTGGTCAAGTACAGGAGCCATGTGTTTATAATGTAAAGCCATCATAGAAAATACTTCAGCTATTCTCAGTATATCCTTGCTTTGATTGCCTTCATCTGCCATTCTCTTTGTAGCATTCAGATACATAACTGGTATTTCATTAGGTCGTATACGCGCAAATTCCTCGGCTTCAGTTGCTGTGAAGGTATTTAGTAAAGAACTATCCCAGTTACGGATTTTACCAATTGTACTAGCTAAACTATTAACCAGATCCTGGCTTACAAATGGGAGAAAATCTTCGTCTAATTTCTGCTGTTCTGTAGCCGGTAAATAAGATACCATCTCAGATATAATAGAGCGATATTGTTCGTAAATAGGTTTTTTAATAGGGTCATTCTGTATATCCAGGTATTTTTGGCTATAGAAATCATTACCCTGACTATTGCGAGGAGCTTTGACTATAAATCTATCACCTGCATTACTCTTAGCACTTTTACCATTAATCTTACCCATGAATTCATTTGGAGAATTATAAGATAGCCAGTTCTTATAAGCATCATCTTTCTTCTTAGTTAATAGTGCATCTTGTTCTGTTTGAGATAACCCTACTTTTTCACTTTCTTCCAATTGAATATAATTATCAAAGTGATCATGCGCTATATCTCTTTCAGATAAATATTCTTTGTATAATTCCTGTGCCTGATCTACTAACTCAGAAGCATACTGTTGCGACCCTACTTCAGCAGTTAATTTTGCTAATGCTTTTCTGGCTACTGTATCAGTTTTAATACTACCATCAGTCAGATCAAAGAATGCTCTAGTATCTACAAATGCAGAATGTTTAGAAATATCTTTCCAGTATTTCTCCCAGGCACGTACCTTCATTTCTTTACGTGCAACTTCATTAATTCCCTGAGTACTATCGGCATCATGCAATTTAGTATCCAATTCCCTTCTTAACGAAGAAGTAATATCATACCATTTATGTGTGAGCCGGGTCGCTAAATTCCACTGACCATCTTCTAGGAAAGCGTCCTGTCTGATATTATATTTTTTCATTTCTCCTTTAATCCAATCTAATTTCTTACTCACACGATATATTTCTTCGTCTCTATTATTAGCAGAGCGTCTTCCTAATACTGCTATACCTTGAGCAAGTAATGATTTAGTTCTACTTAATGTAATAAGATTGGATTCCAGTATATTTATCTCCTCTATGTTTGTACTAAAATCTTCTGGTTTCATAGGTATACGATTTCCAAAAGCATCTACTATAACATCTCTCGCCTTATTATTTACTAATTGAATTCTACGTAATTGAGCTGCTGATTGTAAATTAGAAAATTCTGGATCTACTGAGCCTACTTGTGACTGATCCCCATATAATGTATCTATTAAACCACTCCATATATTAGCCGCTTCAATTGCCGCATAAGTTTGAGTGGCACTAGGAGCAGATTGTGAAAGAATAGAATCTATCCAACGCAATTGCTTATTACCAATTTCACTAATTAATCTGAGATCTTGTTTTCTCTTTAGCCTAGCCATATCATCCATTAATTCGCGATATCTTATACCAGCTTTTACTTTTTCTTCGGCAGTTTTA